CTAATGTTTGAAAAAGTTGTCTAACAGAGCATGACCATGCTCTGTTAAAATCGACTCAGGGTGAAATTGCACCCCTTCTATATTCAAGGATGTATGACGCAATCCCATGATTTCATCCAGCTCGCCCTGATCGTTCTGTGTCCACGCGGTCACATCAAAACACTCCGGCAGCGTTGCTTGCTTCACGACCAAAGAATGGTAACGGGTAGCATTGTAGGGATTAGGTAAATCACGGAACACACCGATTCCTTTATGGTACACCTTAGAGGTTTTACCATGCATTACTGTTTTGGCACGAATTACGTCACCACCAAAAACTTGCGCAATACTTTGATGCCCAAGACAAATACCTAAAATAGGAATATGGCCAGCAAAAGTCTTAATTGCAGCCAAAGAAACACCTGCCTCGTTCGGCGTACACGGACCTGGAGAGATGACGATATGACTTGGCGCAAGCGCCTCAATATCTTGGATCGTAAGTGCATCATTACGACGCACATCGACTTCATAACCTAACTCACGAATGTACTGCACCAAGTTATAGGTGAACGAATCGTAGTTATCGATCATCAGAACCATAAAAGGCTTAACCATTTGTTTTTAAAGCTTTTTACCTTTAGCCACTTAGCATTGATACCCACTACGATACCCATTTCAATAAGCGCCACCCTAAAATTTATGGCTGAATACTATCTTAACGCAGCATATCTGTCATTGCCGATACAACTCTAATGATGCCGAGCCAACCCCAATAGTTTCTCCCGCCCATGTTACTCCGTGGTTTACTAGAAAGAAATTAATCAAATTATCGACGATCCGGCGGCATCCCGCGTGGTTACTGATACACGCTAGTTTTACACGGCGTTTCTAAGGCTCTTTTTACTGCATTTTCTTTCATTCGACTGAAATACCGTATTTTCTGTAATCGCTTTACATACGGGCTGTGGCGGCTTGTCGTTGCAGTTTTAAAGTTGCAGTAATCAAAACATTGCGTAAAGCGCGCAGGCGTGGGGAGGAGTGCTTTTGAGGGGTCGCGGGGTGCGAGATATTTTTAATTTTGGCCACTAAAAAGGGCGCTGTGTGCGCCCTTTTTATTTCAGTAGTGGTTGAAGCCGAGCCGCTTGGTTGCTGGCTTCGTTGCTCTTGGCGGTGTATTGGCCGGCGGTGGTTGGCGGTGATGTGGTGCCAGCTCCGCCCGGGTCACTCCATGTGTATGGATGTCCGTGGTTTGCTGCAATATTTGCGATGCCAGAAACGGTGATCATTAGCTCGTGGAGTAGCTTATAAATGTTCTCTGTTTCGCTGCCTGCCCAGTGTTTCTTGGCGATGATATCGCGGACGTTGCCGATGCGCTGTGTTAGATTGTTTTCAATCTTTGTAAGGTCGTTAAGTCCTGTCTTTTCCCATTCGTCTGTTTCGTTGACTTGAATGTAGGCTTTCTCGCTCTGCTGCCAACGCTGGTCTTTCTCTCCCATCGATGGCAGCACTAGACCATGTGGCAATATGGAACGAATGAATGGATGTGCTGGTGAGCCATAGGCGAATGCCAATTCAACCACGGTATCAACCAGCGGCTTAGACCACTGGCCGCGCTGGTTGGCTGCACCGGCTGGCACTGGCAGCAGTACATCATTGATCACTGGCACCTCAGCATCCACATTGCCGTATCGATCCAGTATGCGTACCGACACTGCGTACACTGGGCGCTGTTCTGTGGCGGTTTGCTGGGCTAATGCTTCACCGTTATCGACCACCTTTGCCCACAGTGGCAAGTGCCAGCCCATTTCTAGCTCTGGATATTTGCGAGACAAAATGCGCTCTATCGCTTTTTCCATGATACCCCCATGGTTACATCTGACATAGTCACCTCATAGATACGACGACCGTTTAATAAGAAACAAGGTCTAAGACCTGGTATTGCTGGAAATGTCAAAGATTCGCTGGCTTTGACATTAGTGAATAGCGTTTCCGGCACCTGCATCGGCTTATCTATCCAGATGCCGTCTACCCAACTTCCCACATATATAGTTCCGTCACGTCGTTGCTGACAGATGAAGTCCGATATACTGAACACCTTTTCCAATGATCTGACTGCCTGCAATGCTGTGCCGGTATGCACAAAGTGCGGCACTGGCTGATCCACATAGGATGCCGACTTAGGCAAAGAGAACGACACTTTAGTTTTACCCGATATCTCTGTGAGTATTTCGCGCAGTGTTGTGTTTCGCATTGATAACGGTAAACGCCGCTCTAATATCGCCAATTTTTCACGACAAAACAGGGTCCATGTACCAGCTGTTGCTTTGGTTGCTCGCTCAATAAAGCCCAGAAACACACCCACCCGTTGACCATTGTTAATGGACATCGATACAAAAACGGAGCCCTTTGGCTCCGCGTCTGAAACTACTTTCAATGATGCCGTGCCGCATGCGTTGGCGAATAGCCGCACATCATGCTCCACTAATTGCCGCTCTTCCCCTGCCACTTTTACAAAGAATCTATACAACATCGACTTCACCCCCTCCTGATAACCTGCTATCAGCTGACATCAATACATTTTCTTCAAACCATGACACGTCCGCTGCCGCTTCTTGCTCTGCTTGCTGATCTGCTGGTCCCACAGATGTCACTTTGTTTCCTGAATCCGCTAACGCTTTGCTTTCGCGCTTTTCTGCCACGGATTTATGCTCCAACAAAACAAAGGTGACCGTCCAAGCCTGCTTATCTTCCATTTCTTGAGCGCTCAATCGCTCACTAAATCTTACTTGGCGGACGCCCATTGCCGACGCTGTTTTGTTGCTCACCGTATAGACTTGACGTGTACCCGAAGCATCTACAGCTTGAGCCAATAAAACTAAGCTCTTTAAATCATCTGCGTTTTCAAAGTTGATATTCAGCTTTACCCGCAGGCGCTTACCCTTAAAACCCTTCTCTGCTGTTAGCGTTGAGGATGTTTGCGCGGATAAATCCTCTTCTGGTAATGGTTGCTCACCGGTCACAGCAAAACCCCATCCACGCACACTTGTTCCGTTTAGTACTAGAATCATGCTGCCCAATCCTGCGGACCATATCTGTCCACCATCGCTACATACAAAGGACGCAATGGCCAATCTGAATCTATTAGTCGATCGTTCCAAATAGTCACACTGTCCGCCTTGCTTAGCGGCAATTGATCACGAAACTGACATAGCACGTCATGCACAAGACTGTCGTAATACAGCCACGGTTTACCGTTACGTAGACAACCATCCGGCGTGCCGACCACAAACAACCCCAATACATAAACCTTTGGCGAACACCCGTCCCACGAATAGCACGGGGTAACGAGCATCTTAGAGTTAGAAATAGTTACCCATTCGTTTTGAAACTCGATGCCTGCTAATAGCGGGTGCTCGTATTCAAAATGATGGTCTAAGCAGTAAAGCCATGCCTTTCCCATAGCTACTTACCCAACAACTCTGGCGGCCAATCAGACTGCCACGTACTTCGCAATTCAACCAATTGGCTCAGCCAATTTTCTGGTTCTGACTCCTTCAGCTTAGTTAATTCATCCTCAACAAACTGTCGAGAACCAAGCAAAAAACCAATCTTTTCGGAATAGACTGGAGCCTTTGCCAAAACACGATCAACCAAGTCAGACAACTCTAAACCACGGCGAGCCGCAATACCTTTAAGCGTTGGTACCGAGGTTTCTGGATCAGTAGCGTAGGCGTTTGCCTCCATCAACTGCAACGGCCAACTGTCCACTTCGATATCGGGGTATCCCACACTCAATTTAGGCTTTACCGCATCTACCTTGTCAGACACTTCTTTCGCCACCAATTCAGCACAATACTCAATCGAATAAGGATTAACAGGATAACTTCTGATCACCTGATAGTCTGAAACCTCTAGCTTAGCCTGACCCACATGATAAAAATCGTCAGGACTCGGAATAACCGTTTCATCGAAGACGGGCAATAAGCGCAAATGACCAATATCAAGATAAGATGTCGGGACGGCGAACGGCAAAAGCCCCTCAGCAAGACCATGATGCGCAATTGCTCTTGCTAAAGAATTTCGATCATATATTTTCGGCTTGGTCAGTATTCGCTCTCCATAACAGAGACAAAACATTTGTTGCATTATCTTCTCCACCTAAACCGGAATCGGCTCACGAATTGCGATAAAAATAGTTGGCCCACCAGCATTAGGCTTAAATCCTGTGCCGTCGACCTCTAAAATTGCATCCTGATCTGTGGTTTCATAACCAGTCTGATTAGCCATCAGAATCGCCTCACCAGATGGGCCTATACCACGAGCATCATCAATCAATTGACGATCACCATTAGAACCGTTTGTTCCAGCTTGAAATATAAACTGAGGCCGCCAACCCAAATCCTGCCTTTGATATGCACCACCGCCACCACACTGGATAATCCCGCTAGGACTTGGATCATGCGCAAACACATATACAATGTAGCGAGCCCCTAAAACATTTGAGTCGCCGCTCACAAACAACTCCGTATTCGTTGGATCAGAATCGCCCAAGTAGTAAGTGCTCAACCCCGCCGCATCATTCAATTTCAACCCTCGATAGCCACCACTATCTTTCTTTGAAACAGCACGATGCCACAACCAGAAGTCAGATGCGCCGTCAATTCGCTTAACGATGTAAGCCCCTACCTCTTTCCCTAATCCGTGTGATAACGCACGATCCGTTGCGCCATCCCCTTCAAACTCGAACACATCAAAAAAGCCTACGGCCTTTCTAAACGACCATGCCACGTGCTTAACACCATTTTGGTTAGTTTCACCAACATTCCCGCCCAAAGTAAAACCATCGGCATTAAACGACTCAAGCCCACCAACAACTCCCGCATGAGCCGACGCACCAGGAGTGCGCAAACGGTAAAGCGGACCTCGGATCGTGTCATACAACGCATGAGCGTTGGGATTATCTCGCTGCTTAATCCACAGCATCCCGTCTTTACCAGCAAAATCAATTCCATTGTTAATTTGAACGCCAGATAGGTTTCCAAAGTAAAGGTCAGCACTAAAGACTCCCTGCGGCAGCTCTGCCTCTCTAGTCACAAAAGACCAAGGCACCGAAAAGCCTGTCCAGCCAATAGAACTTCCGCGATGTCTAGCAACCCAGTAATACTCCTGACCAATAGCTAACTCAACTCCAACCTGAACCGATGTGAATCCCGATGTAAGCACCCCCGAGTCCCAAACAAGATTTTCTAACCCTGAATCGCTATAAAGCTGGAACTGAACCGCATCTACCGCATCAAAACCAGCAGGTGTAACGCTATAACCAGATATTGTCAGCATTGGCTGTAACGCAATATCCGTAGAACCGCTCAATGGAGCAATCAATGTCGGCGCACTGTTATAAGCAAACTGATCCTTGGTGGTGAAAATCGATAATTCTGACCACTCGCTATTTCCGAGCACTTGTCCGTTTTGACGACCACGCCACTTGTAGCCGTATCCGCCCTCAGTTAGAACACCCTCAGGAATTGTAAAGGCAGATAAGCTAACGGTGTCGTCATAACTGCTTAGCACCAAGTTGTCGTTGGCGTCGTATAGCTCCCAATCCGCCGACAATTGCGTATCCGTATCCGGTGGAAATGTCTTGAACGGCGACATGGTTAGCGTTGGCGTCTCTGCGATATTCGGAGCTCCATCAACTGGCGCAATCAGTGTTGGCTGTGCTACGACTGGATCACCCACACGAATAGTCAGAACACGAGCAGAGCCGTTACGGATCACAGTAACCAAACACTCTTCCGCCGTTGTATTGGACGGAATATCCAGTGTCATTTCCGCATTACCGAGCGTCACTACCCCCACATCAGAGAATACTGAATAGGTCGAAAAATCATCCCAATCCGTGAACTGATAAGTGTAAGTCCCGCCAGTGTAGACATAACGCGGACCCAATAATGAAACCGTCACTTCTGCGATGGTTTCTGTGAAATCAAACTGCCAGCTTTCCGAAGGAATGTCCGCACCAGTCAGCGCTTTGGCTGCGGTGAACGGCAAGATAAAGTTGCGGTTGATCACCTGACCAACACTCGCACGCTTAGCAACCTGCGGAATATTAGCAAACGCCAACACCACCCCCGTATTCGTTACCAGCCCATACCAATTGAAATCGTAGTCACCTTCTTCACCATCAAGCACCATGGAATACACAACGGAGTTTTCCCCGTTGTGAGCCAATCGATACACAGGCGCCGTGGCGACGATGTATTCTTCTGCTAATACAAAGTTTGGATCGGCTTCGGTGGTTTCGTCGATACCTGGCACGTTGGCCATCACGAAATGATCAATGGTTACGTTTGCCATTGCTGAAATGCGCTGCGACAGATAAGCCGCGCCCGCCGTGGTAATCGTGCCGTTTACAGCCATGAGAACCCCTTAATGTGATCGCGCGACACTTCCGCGCTGTTAAGTGAAATTTGAATTGGTAGTGGCACCAAGTCGTCATATGCTGGAATGAATAAAGACACCTTCGTGGTGACGGTCTCCATACCACCTTCTACCCCACCAACTGAAAATCCGCTAATCATGTCGAGTAGTAAAAATTCGTAGCGGCGGCAAGTGCGCCCGTACTGGCGGATAATGAATTGTCCTAGCTCCCAATCCTTCGTTAGCACGCCGTTTTCCAGAACCAATGTAATAACGTCCCAATCTTTATCAGGATCACGTTCGACGGTTCCAGCGATGACTTCCCCAAATCGTTCGACAATCTGTTCCATGCCGATCAATTCACCCGCGTCGCGAGTATTAGACCCCGCTGTTGCAACTCGTAGGCGATACAACGAATCCGGCTCTGTGACAAAGCGGTCTACGTCTTGCTGATAGGCATAAAGACGCAACACCACAGGATGACAGGTAATCGGGTCTAGTTGCTCAAGTGGCAGTTTTAGCCAATCTGAAACCTGCCCCCAGAACTTGCCAGCCGCGTTTTTTAACTTTGTGACTTCAGCGTCCTGTAACCAACTTGGTAACTCACCGGTTTGAATATCGTCAGTCATTACGCCCCCATGTTCAGCGTGACGCTGTTCAGTGATGGCACCCACATTTCTGTGTAGATGTCAGCGTTATCAAACTCAATCAAATCCAAATCGGGAAAGATGCGGACTAACTCCCCACTTAATCGAGTGAACGAAAAACGGCTTTTTGGGTGTGTGAGCGTTAGTCCCGTATACGCAGCGTTTTCACGAAAAGCCGCTCTGATAGCTTGGGTAATTTCAGCACGCATACGCTCGCGTTCTAACTCGATCACTTCGTTGTTGATAAATACCGTGGCCGTGACCTCAACACCTTGGCGTGGCATTTCAAACACCATTACATCATCACCATGGCCGTGGTGGCCGTCTTCTCTGATGTGCTTATTTACTCGCGCAAGCACACTTGTCTGCGGCACCGCCAGCGGGAATAAAATGTAAGCGTTTGCCGTACCTGGTCCACGCGGTGCATCATGTTGAAAAAAGACATTAGCCGGTGGTACGTCTGCTTCTTCACTGATAATTGAGCGGTAAACACCATCTGTGTGATAGTGAGATAAGCGATTAAAGCGAAGGCGCACGCGCTCGCGTAATTCTTCGTCTGTTTCATCCCTAACACCAATTTGACTTATCCAGTTGTCACCGTGATCAACGGATAAACCCGCCTCGGCGATCTGGTTAAAGTAACCCGCCGCTAGATTAGTATCAGAGCTGTTTACAACAGACGATACAACAGCATCCTTGTAGGCAACGCCCGCCTCAAACTCCAAGTCATTGAGGAGATGGACGGTGTACACGATGTTGTTAATCGGCAACGAGCTAATAGCCGTCCCTGCAACGAGGGTTCGCGCCTGCGTATCGTCGTAGCGATGAAACTCAAGCGTGCCAATGGTTGACTGGCCTATGTTTCGCGTCACATCGTAATTTGCTGCCCAGTCATCCAAATAAGTCCCCGTTGCGGTTTTCAAATAAAACTGCGGCGCAATGCTTCCGATCAGCGTTTTTAGTAGCCACATAGCTGGTGTAACGACGATGGCAGAGATCACACGCCAAAACGGTGAATAACGAGAGTCGTTAGAAACCGTTGCCCCCTCATCGATCACGATTTGCTTAAACCGCTCTTTCATCCTGTATTCTGTCGTCGGGATGCCTTGATCTGTAAAGAAACGCTCAAAATCAGCCATTGATTTGCGCCTCCATATAGATTTTCTCGGCATCCGTCGTGTCAGCGGTACAGATCACAATACCGTTGGAAATACTCACACTGGCTGACCCAGAAAGGATGCGCGCGTCATCCTCAATGGCGTTTTCAATATCAATTTCAATCATGGAAATGCGCGCTCGGTTACGCTCGCCAATCAACACAGTCAGGTACCCTTCTTCGATCAGCATGTGTTTAATGTCTTGCGCAACACAGTCCACGCCCACCACGTAATGAGGCTCGCCACGATCATTCAGCGATAAATCTAAATCAGCGATTAATAGATCAATACTGCTCATACTTAGCCCGCCGCCATTTCTAGTTCGTGCATTAAATCCTCACCGCGTACACCCGCGCTGTGGTTGTGGACTTCGATTTTTTCTACTTGTGTGGTTTTCGATCCGCCATTCCATAGATTGCTGATCGACTGAAATAAACCACCCTCTTTCTCTGTCTGCGTGGGCTCGGAGCCTGGCAACGCTAATCCACCTAGCGCACCACTTTGCTCTTTGACGGTTTCTGTTGTTTTGGCTTCCGGCGCGTCGATACCTGGCACCCATGACAATTTCGACTGTAGCCAGTCGGCGGAGTCACCCAACATCGAAAGCGGGTTTAGCTGGCCCAACCATGACTTGAAGTTGACCCACCACTGTTTGATTGACTCGAAAGCATCTAGTGATAGGTCCCACTTCGGCATGAGCGTTATCGAGCTAAACCACACCTGCAGATCGTTCCATTTCTGCATTAGACCGTCGATTAGCTCGGCGCCTAAATTCCAAACGGGCGCAAAGGATATGCTGGCGAACCATGTTTTGAATGATTGCCACCACTCTGGGATTTTTTGGAATGCAGAGATTGCGGCATCTACTGCCTGAATACCTAGGTAAATAGGCGCAAACACCAGCTTCATCCATTCGCTGTCAGCAAACAGACCTTTAAGCCAATTCCAGCTTTTACTTATTGCCGCTGTCACTTCATCCCAATAGATGATCAACCCTGAAATGGCCGCGACTAACGCGACGATGCCGACCACAATCCACGTCAGTGGGTTGGCCAGCAATGCGGCAGTGAATGCCCAGATAGCTGGCAGTGATGTAAGAATGGATGCCTTCAATACGCCGAAGAAGGCCGCGACTGCAGGACCATAGAGCACGAATGCCAGCATAGCGGTGCGCATTGCCCAAAGGGCTGCGGTTTTCAGCCAGATAGCGGCGGTTACGGCAACTGTTCGAGCTTGCCAAAGATTAGTGACCACCATCATGCCCACCATGGAATAACGAGCCAGCCCAATCGCTAACGAAAGCGTGCCGCCGATGGCGACTAGCCCGATCAACGCGGCACCCGCTAAAGCAATCCATTTAGTCAGCTCTGGGTATTCGTTTGTCCATGCCACCATCATGCTAGTGACACTCACCAAATAGGCGATAAATGGTTCAATCGCTGGTAAGGCTTTTTGCGTGACGGCAATAAATACCGCTTGAATCCCTGACGCAATTTGCGCCCATGGGTCTTTCATTTTGTTGGCCATTTCCGTGGCTTTTTGCATGCCTGTTTGCTCGCCGAGCTTTGCAATATCGCCATTCAGCTTGCCGATGTTCTGAGACATCAATTGAATGAAGCCAACCGCCTCACCATCAAATGCACCAGACAAGAATTCTTGAGCCTCCAAGGCGTTCATGCCTTTCATTTGGCCTTGGATCATTTGCAGGATGTCGACAACTGGTAGCAAGTTGCCGCTTGAATCGTTGAAATTGAGCCCCAGATCACTCTGGGCACCGGCTAGACCTTCTAGGAAAGCGCCGTATTTTGTACCTGCTTCTGAACCACTCATGGTCGCCTGAAGTGAGCCAAGCACAGCCATCTGCTCTTGTAGACTAACGCCCATTGTTTGCGCACCAGCACCCAGTGACTCAAACGCACTCGCCATTTCTGGACCAGTGGTTTTAAACATCTGCACCGCTGCAGCGGTTTTGCCCGCGAGCTGTTCTACCCACTCACCCTTGCCCATTTGGTCGGCTTGCTTTTGAAAAATGCCGTACATAGTACCGACATAAGATGTGATATCGCCCACACTGGCTTTCGTTGCTTTGGCTAACGTACCCGCCGCTGTTGTGAAGCGTGGTAAATCGTCACCCGTTAAACCAGCAATAGCGGATTGGATGTCATAGGCCGAGCGCACATAGTTGGCTGCGCTGTCTCCAAACTCGATAGAGTATTGAAGCCCCGCCTCATTGAGTTTTTTCAGGGTGTCGTCCGCCACATCAAGTGACGACACTTCCCGCAATGCGCTATTAAGATCATTAGCGGGATTGACCGTTGCCATAAAGGTTCCAGCGGCACCGATCAGGGCAGTAACACCCGCCGCAGTGCTTTCAAAAGCTTTGCGTGATTGACTGGTCACCTGCTGAATTGTGCGCTGAATGCCGCGCATAGGCTTGGTGACCTTGTCTAGCAGGCCGATAGTGAGCATGAGTTTTTCAAGTTGCTTCATATCATTTATCTACCAGCAAATGCTTTTGAAATGCCGTTTGTCACGGCGGCGGTGTGTAGTTCTAGTTGCCTTTCTTCGAGCCATAAAGCGCGGCCCCATGATTCAGCGTCATCCTGCGCATGTGGCAAGTGCTTCATGCGCAGCGTGACAAGCTGCTCTATGCTGTTTCGTCGGCAAAAGTCGCGGTGCTCTTCTGCAGCTTTACCACCTCTGGCAAGCTATCCCCCATCTCTTCCGAGATTTCACCAACCACGCTCATAACCAATGTTGCTTTTGGCTGGTTTTCTTTATCGCGGATCAACTCCATCAATGATGCACGCTGCTTTTGATCTACTGATTTTGATAGTAGATTGAAGCCTGCTTGAACCGCTTTACCACTCGCCATGGTGTCCACAAATTTGTTGTAAAGAGCATTCGAGACTTGAAAATCGAACTCTTTATCACCCACTAAAATCTGAATATCTTTCATGCGTTTTCCCCTGCTTGCGCTTGCTGTCGAGCAATCTTTAAATGCTCTCGCTTAAACCAAAAATTCGTTAAAAATGTCGCCACACCGATGATCAGACCGCCGACCGCCACCCACTCGTTGACGGATAACCCCGTAAAAAAGGTGAACAGTGAAATCCAGTAGTTAGCAGCTACGTTGGTCTTTTCCATGCCACGCCTATTTCTTAATTGCCCCGATGCTCTTTAATCCGACTGCGGCAAATACCACAACCGCCATCAAATCCCCTAAATCCACGCCTAGCCCTTTTAATGCCTCAATCCCTGCATTGGCCGAAACAATGAAGCGGGGATCCCCCGTCCACGCACTGGCCACAGCTGATAGAAACAGCAGCACAAAGGGGCTGGTGATGATCAGCGTGACGTATTCGTCTTTCCATGTGCCGGACTCGTTGCGCTTGCTGATCGCTTCCCACTCGGCGTCGCTTAGCTGGATGTTAAAATCGCCCGCTTGCTTGGCCATTTTGATCTTGGCTTCTGCAGTATCCTTTGCCGCTTTGCGGGCGGTGTACGCTGAGTAAGCGTCCGATAGCGGCTTGGTTAAGCCGCTCAAAATTGACCCGATAGCAGTCAGTACGCTCATTAGTCGATGCCTCGTGTTTGCACGCCTGCCCACCACTCTTTCACATCGCAATTCGGGCAGGTTTTGTGGCTATTCAGGTCGCAATGCCCTAGCACTTCCGCGCCTTGATATTGCTCTTTGAGCCCGATCACCAAGCCTTCCAATGAACGCCACTGCGCATCTGTAAACTGATCACGACCAATCAAACAGATACCAAGCGAGTTTTTATTGAATGGGTCAGCGTGCGCACCTTGCCAGTAATGCGGGCGGCCATTCTGCACATCGCCATCCACTGTGATGACATGGTGGTAACCAATGCCATCCCAGCCACGTTCAAGGTGCCAACGGTGAATGTCTTCCGCCGTATTTGGGCGTCCGTTTGGCGTGTCTGAGCAATGGATAACGATGCGATTAATCATGGCTTACAGTCCTAGCTCGGTGAGTCGGTCTTGATCCAGATACGGCACGTCGTCAATTTCGACAAAGCGCGAATCGGTCACTTGATACGGGATAGTATGTTCAAGCTTTGAGCCGCCATCTGAGTTGGCATCCAGCAAACTGGAAATCGTCAATTTGCAGCCAAACGCCGCTACTTTGAATTCCTGATCAACCGTCTTACCAAGACTGATAATGTCGAATGGCTCCAAACGCTGGAACGATCCCGCTGACTTGGCTTCCGCCATAATTAATTTAAAGTTTTCAGTGTCGACACGAATTTCACCGCTTGCGGTTGCCGCGCCGCCCACGTAGCCATTTGGCACACCATGTGTACTGGTTGCGGTCATGCCGTCTTCGATGGAAACCGTGAATTGATTGACGTGTACCAAGGCGGTGCCGATGGTCACGTACACATCTGAACCGGAAATATGCTGCATGTTATTACGCTCCAGTTAGGTTAAGGGCCACGTAAGCCTTGATGGATTTCGGGCAGTTGTAAGGACGCACCAAAATACCGATGGCCACTTCTGTACGAGTTAACCAAGTGATGGTCACGTCACCTGCTTGCGGTGGCTTCACATCGCCTGGCATTGGCACACCTGCCAGAATGAAAGACTTGGACATATCGATCATTGGACGCATGAAGTAGGTTTCATGTGCTGCAATGGATGCCGCCATACTGTTTAACTGGCGGTTACCGATCTTTTTGATTGCTAGAATGCGCACTTTGCGTTTCACGCTGTTCACGACACGCAGGTTTTCGATCACGGCAAAGTCACTGCCCTCTGCGGCCAGCGTCATACCATCACTGCAGTAGATACCGTCGTAATCCGCGTAGATTTGCGGCACTGAGCCGCGCGCATCGTTTAGCGCTTTGGCGTGTGACATGTTGAATTGCACACCGTCTGCATCTTCTGGCAGCGATACGAAACCCACGATAGAACCCGACGCGGTACGCATCGGCGTATCAGCAATAGACTGTGATTCGTGACATAGACGACCCGCAAGCACGCCTATCCAGCCGTCCCACACATCTGGGACTAGCATGACACCATCACTGGCGATGCCGTCTTGCATGGCATCAAAACGCTCGATGAACTGTGCCCATGTTTCTGTTTCGCCTAACGGCGCACAGCGCCCCATGATGAAGATGTTGCGCGCATACTCGTTTTCCGCATCTGCTACGGCGATGATCAGATCATTCACGGATGCTTGATCCGGTAATGCATCACAGACCACTACACCTTCACAGACGATGTTAATATCCATGGCATTGTTAAATGCTTCTAACCACGTTTGACCGTCTGCTAATGCAATAGCCACACACGTCCAGTTGGTACCCGCGTTCAAGCTAGCCAAATTGACCATGGTTTTTAATGGACTTTCATCGGTGCCCAATACATCGTCCAAATCCGTTGTTTGGTCGATGTATTGCACCGTGCCTTTGTTTTCTGTCGCAGTACCGATAAAAATCAGTTGGCGTTCTGGCTCGGTAAAGCCACCGCTACCTGTATCAACTGCCGTTACACTTACCTTGCCTAATGCCATGATTAGCCTCTGCTTAGTTCTTTGGCGATGACTTCAACTGTCATCTGTTTTACCCATTGGGCGTCATTTGGGAAGAACTCGCGGGCTGGTAAATCTGTGTCCCAGCTCTGCCTTCCTTCCTGATCGCCCTCTAATTTGTATATCAATCCTAGCGCCTGCAGCTTGGTCATCGACTCCATGATGTAGCGTTGACTGACCCGCTTTTTCCTGTGCTTGTAGCCGAGCTTTTGAATGCGCTTAGCTTGCACTTTAGTCGCTGAGTCATTACCCCATTCTCTGCGACGTGCCGCGCTCATGGGTTTGGCTCTAACTGTTTGGCTTTCGCCGTATTGATGCGCTGCGGCCATTTTTGCCATGGTGTCACTCTTAAAACCGACGGTGACACCGGTGGCACTCGCTTTGTGCCGGATGTTTCCGCCTCGGACAAAACCGCTTAGCATGCGGCCTTTTTTTGATCGCTTCTTTTTCCGATCAGCAAACCGCTGACCGCGAACGCTGCTTTGCTTGCGCACATTTAACCGCGCCTGCTTTTTTACTTCTCGGCCAATCTGCCCCAGTGCGCGCTTGCGCCTTTGTCGCGGCAGCGATAGCAGCTTTAATTCTGCAACTAACGCACTCTCGCCATGCCACGCGGCTCTTAATCCGCTATCAGTCGCCATTTACGACCTGCGCGCTTTCTGCGATGTCGTAAGCAGGATCCGCTAATCCCCACGCTTTTCCTTTCATGGTGATGTTGCCGCCCTCGGTTTCTGTGATGTACACGTCTTCTTCAAACTGCACTGTGATTTCGATGTCTGCGGTGTCGTTGTCCAGTACATCCACATCGATGTTTAGGTCCGGGTCATCCAGTTCACTGCGATCATCGTTTTCACTTAGCCATGTCACCAATTGGGCGAATAGCTGTTCAACTGGGTAACGTTTGTAGGCGTAGTGCTCGATAGAGAACACCGCTCTATATTGCTGGGTGTACAGCAACACGTTGGTGCCGTCGTATTTGCCACTGCCACGCAGTTGGATGTTTTCCACCCATTGATCCATTTTGTTGGTTTGGATCATTCCGCTGTCACGTAAAAATTCGGTTAGCTGGCCAAACTTTTTCATATAGTCACCGCCTTAAAGCCGTTGGCGTGGTGACGCTTTTTGCCCATGGCTCCCAGCTTTTCTGCTGCGTCCAGTAGCCCTTTGCTGATTTGGTCCATGGCGGCATATGCTGCTTCGGTCCATACGTCTTTCAGTACATCGCCACGGTCGCCCTGCACTTCTGCGGCGGCTTTGCGGTTGGCTGTCTCGAAATACTTGATTAGCCCTGCGCGCGCTGTGTCCATGACGGCTTTTTTGTATGCGTGGGTCAGTGGCTCGCTGTATTCGTCCAGCGTTTCCACTGGATCAACGCTTTGCAAGATCAACACGTAGTCGATCAGCTCTTCGTTGACCTGGTACATGGCCGTTTTCAGCTCTTGCACCAGTGTGATTTCTTTGTATTCACTTGGCAGGCGGTAAATATCGATAAACGCCTGCACTTCGATATCAGGAAAGAACGCGTTGGCATTCACGATGATCTTTGAACTGGTCGTGTTGCCTGTAATGCCGTTTAAACTCATGGCGATACCTTCCTAATTTCGTTAATCCAAACACGGTGCAATCGGCTTATGGTCATCGCTTAAATAGCTACGCCTCAGCCGTTGCCCGTGTCGCTTGGGGAGCTGGTTAGTCGTGGATTTCCAACAACTTTTTAATCTCTGTAATGCGCTTTTTCACGCCCGCACGGTCATTAATCGACATGGCGGTTTCGTACTCTTCGAGCGCATCTTTGTACTCAGTGATGGCTTCAAGGTGCTTGCCGTACATGGCGTGCATTTTGCCGCGCACGACAATGGGCACTTCCCAGCCTTGCGCCTCCATGGCCTCTACCACTTGTTGCAGGTATGGACCCGCTGACCGCTCGGCCGCTAATTCGACTTTTGCCCAGTCGTAGACGTTGTCGCAAATGTAGGTGTAAATGTTTGAACTAAAGCGCGTTGGCATTTTGTGAATGCCCTGCTTTGCCAGATACAGGCCCACTTTTACCGCGCGCGGAATGTCGGCTAGATCAAATAACCAGATCATGAACCAGACGGCGGCAATGTTTGGGTAAGCCGCTGCGCTATCGATGTACTTCATCACAAACGCTTCTAAGCGCTTAATTGCTTCGGCTTTGTAGGGTTCACGGTCCGCAACCTCTTCTAGCGGGCGCGTTTCTTCAATGCATTTCGCCACCACTTCTTTGGCTGCTTCTAGCTCTGTGTTACCGGTGCCCTCTTCGCTGTCGATGCGTGAGCGCAGCTCGTTGATGTCGTCATCATGTGAAGTGACGCGGTTATCCAGTTCACTAACTTCGTCTTTTAGCTCATCAACCGAGCCATCTAGGTCACTCACTTGATCATCTAGCTGATCAACTTTGCCTTGCGTTTCAGCTAGGTCGTGGTCCATGTCGTCCACCTGACCTTCTAAACCATCGACTTTGTGGTCTAAGTCTTTGATCTGCTGATCCGTTGCTTTGGCCAGCTTTTGGCGTAGCTTGGATGGCTTTTTAGTCGGTGCTGCACTGGCTTCTGCTTTGGCCTGCGCGGCGTGCTTTTTGGCCGCAGCTTGTTGCTGCTCTGCTTGCTTCTTTTTCGCCGCCAGCTTGGCCGCGCGACGTTGTTGGATTACGCTCATGTGATGGATTCCCCTTTGGCCTATTCAAGAGCACTCAGCTACGCCAAGTGCTCTTTGGTAAGCCTTTGATCAGTTCTTACCTACGGCGTCGCAACGTATTCCGTTACGTTGGTGGCCGCAGACACTGCGCGGTACTCTTCGACGATGTAGTCTTCGTTGAACGAGTTGAAATCTTCGACTTGGTCTTTCTTCGGGTTGTCGATGATGTTTCGACGCCATGAGTCTTCTTGACGATAAATCGAAAGGTTCTCGTAGAAGGTGATCATGATGGCGTTTTCAGGGAAGAACGGTGGTGTTTCCGCTGGCAGACCGCCGTAAGTGTCTAGCAAACGACCGCCATCCAAGTGGCGTTTTTCGCTCGGCTTATCACCGCCCGCCGTGTAGAACTTGTTTTCAGCTAGGCTGATCAGGTTGCTACCAATGAACACGCGCAAGCGTGGGTCATTACGGAAAATAGGATCAATCGAGTCTTTAAGATCACGGACCGCCGCATCTAGGTTGGCATAGTCACCACCCGCACCGATTGTGATTGCATCGTCGTCGATTTGCTCCGGCGCTTCTTCACGGATTTTCTGGAACCATCCTTTATTGACATCTTGGCCCATTGGATTTTCTGTTGGGTCAGTAGTGGCGGCAATCGATGTGCCGTACCAGCCAATACGTAAACGGTCATTGGCAATCGCCATACGACATGCCGATGCATACATTTCAGCAAACTTGCCTTCATTGACGTGCTTCCACTGATCGATGATGCCGTACTTTAGTGCTACGTCAGCATTGGTTTGACGAAGGTGAAAACCGTGCTCATCCAGACCATGCAAGCTACGCGCGACACGCTCAGCATCTGCACTGGTATCAGTACGACCAGCGATCAAGCCCGTGACAAATAGGCCAAGTTTTTTACCAACCTGCTCTGTCACCATCACGTTGCCATTGATCTTGCCAAGGAATGGCAAGCCATCTTCTACGGCTTTTAGAAATAGCTTTTGTACTGCTGCTGGCGTGACTTCAAATTGCTCACCCTGCTTAACGCCTGCCTTTTCGTGCAAACGGTTCATGTAACCGTTTAAGCGAATACGACCTGTTGCGGATAAATTCATCTAGTTTCCCATCCTGTTAAATTCGTGTTTTAGCGGCTCCCCAGACGCTGCGTTTTAGAACAGATCGAATTCTGTATCTTGGCTTTCGCCCTTGCTTGGCGGCGGTGGCGTACCGGCGTCTTTCATCGCTTCGTTAAAAGCGGTCTCAAGCTGGGCAAAGTTTGTTTTCAGCTGATCAACGCCTTCTAGCTGCGTTTTGTATTCGCCGTTTTCTTTCTCTAGCGTTTCGATCTTGCTTTTTAGCTGATCGATTTCTGCTGAATAGTCAGTGCTATCAGGCGGCGTTTCTTCATCGCCCTTAGTGCCTGATAGCGCTGCAACTTGTTTACTCAAGTCAGTGACTTTTGTTTGCAGTGCTTCTAGTGCTGCTTTGCTCATGTCGTCGTTTTCCTGCTCTGGGGAGTGTTTGCTAAAAAGTCGCTCAAAGAAGCCAGGACGCTTGCGCGCTTCGGCTTCCAGCTCGTCGTCTGTAAGTTGATCGAATTCGAGGTTGGTACCGTCTTGGTTGGCAAAGATCAGCGACTCTTCACCTTTCGCCGAGAATGAAAGTTGCTCTGTTCCAAGGCTGGCGGGTTCATCTGTGATGGCTAGGTGCATCAAGTAGGCTTTGCCTGTGTTGGCGAAGTCTTCTAGCACTCGAATAGAGGTAAAAAGCTTTTGACCGGCTTCATTCAGTTTCAGCAACAGCTTGTTGGCTTCCACTTGAGCGAACAGACATAAACGGCCTTTACCGTCTTTCTCTGCTTTTACAGCCGTTACGCGTCCATAGTTGCCATACCATGACCAGTGATCTTGAAAGATATTGGCGGTGTATTCTGCTGGGTCGTAAGTCTCGGCCATGTCTTTGATCCACTGCTCTTTGATCTCGCGACCATCGACAGTTGGGCCAGACGTTGCCACTTTGAACCACTTGGAATTTTTCGCCATTTTTGAACACCTGTACCGTTGAATTCGTCATTAGTTGGTTAAACGATATGCGGCAGGCGGGGCGCTCTCAAGCAGGTGAATTGTTTAGAATTGCGATTTTTAAAAATTCGCAACTAATTGTAATTATTAGAGTTATTTGGTGTTTGGTGGGTCGTTAAGATGGGCTCATGGCACATTCTCAAGAAACGATCGACTATGCACGTTTATTATTTATCCAGGCACACAAACCCTCGGAGATTTCCGCACGTTTAAATGTCAGTGAGCGCACTGTATTCAATTGGATAGAGAAATTTAACTGGAAAGAACTGCGAGCATACGACACTGCAGAGATTGAAATTAGCCGCCGCATTGCCACGCTATCTAATAGAGAGAACAAAACCCCAGCAGAATTAAAAGAGCTGGAATCGCTGTGCAAGGCGTTTGGCTCACTCAAGCAGGATTTGGCCAAAGCCGAAAAGGTGATGGCCGAAGCCCAAGCACTGAAAGAAGGCAGGCCCGACGCAGTAGCCGGTGCCGAGAAACGCGCAACCCGCCGCAGTAATAAAGGCCGCAAGGCCAAGCCTAAGAACGACATCAGTGAGATTGACCTATCCAAGTTTGATACCTGGGCAGATGAAAACCTATTCGACTATCAAAAGCTTTGGCGTGAAGTTGCCCACGATCCCGATCTACGCCGTAACCGATTTATCCTGAAATCACGCCAGATTGGTGCCACGTACTATTTTGCATGGGAAGCCTTCGAAGACGCATGCAAAAATGGTGAAAACCAAGTGTTCTTGTCTGCATCTAAAGACCAGGCGCGATTATTTAAAGCTTACATCCAAGCCTTTGCACGCAACACGTTTGATATTGAGCTGAAAGGCCAAGACTCTATTGAGCTAACGAAAGACGGCAAGACATGGGCCACGCTGTATTTCTTATCGACGAACAGTAGCACGGCGCAGGGTTACCACGGGCACCTTTATGTAGATGAAGTGTTTTGGATCCACGGCTATGAGAAGTTGCAAAAGCTGGCGTCTGGCATGGCAGCACATAAGAAATGGCGTCGTACGTATTTCTCTACACCATCCAGCCTGCAGCACCCAGCGTATGAACATTGGTCTGGTGAGAAATTCAATAAAGGCCGACCCAAGGCGCAGAAAGTCGAAATCGATCTATCTGATAAGACACTTAAAAAAGGCTCACTGGGTGGCGACAAAATATGGCGTCATCTGGTCACGGTGGAAGATGCCGAGAAAGCCGGCTGTACGCTGTTTGATATTGCCGAGCTGAAAGCGGAATACAGTAAAGAAGACTACGCCAATTTGTTTGGCTGTAAATTCATTGACGATAACGATTCGGTGTTCCCGTTCACCACTCTGCAGAAATGCATGGTGGATGCGTACAGCGCATGGGCCGATGTTGATTTTGATAGTACATCACCTGTTGGTAACCGCCCTGTGGCGATTGGTTACGACCCTAGTCGTGTGCGAGATAACGCGGCGTTGGTGGTATTGCTAATGCCATTGCATGCGGGTGAAAAGTGGCGAGTCATCGAAACCGAGCAATTCAAAGGCATGACCTCTACGTATCAAGCCGAGCGTATTAAAGAAGCTTATTCACGTTATAACGTGGCGTGGTGTGGTATCGATACCACGGGCATTGGTTGGGACACATTCCAATGCTGTGTTGACCTTAATTTAAAACACGTCATCGCTATCACTTACTCAGCCATTGAGAAAACCGACCTGGTCACTCGAGCTAAACGCCTGATCGACGGCGGGCGCTTTGAATATGACATGGGCAATAAAGAAACGACCCAGTCATTAATGCTGATCAAACAACTTACGACCCCTAACGGTACGCTGACCTACGGCGCCGCACGCATTGGCAACGCTGGCCACGCCGATATTGCGTGGGCTGTTTTCCACGCGATGAAAGCCGAACTCCAATACACCAATTCTAAACAACCCGCTCGCGGCGCCCGTAAGGGGCGCATGGCGATGGGCTAAAGGATCAATCATGACAGATAAACCACGCCACCGCTTACCCGCTACTATTGATGGCTCTTACAGTGTTGAGTCTACCCAGTCGCTACCCGCTGAACCGTCTAAAGTGAAGGCGAAAGCGTTTAGCTTTGGTGACCCTGAACCGGTGCTAAGCGGCGGCATTACTGACTATCTGGGGATTTTTGCAGACTCGAACGCGCTGTATTACATTCCGCCCGTGAGTCTATCCGGTCTATCCAAACTACTATCCGCTAATGGTACCCACGCCAGTGCGCTAGGCTTTAAATGCAATCAACTTTTGGCCAACTGGAAAGAAAACCCGCTGATTTTGCGCAAGGAAATTCGCGCGGCGTTTCAAGATTATTTGGTGTTTGAAAACGGGTATCTGTTGGCGATCCGTAATGGCTTGGGCGGTGTTAATCGCTACGTTCGGTTGCCGGCTATTAATATGCGCGTAGGGACCGACAATAATTATTGGTTATTGAATAACGATGGCTCCATGCAGGAATTCGCAGCGCGCGACATCATTCATTTGCAAGGCAACGATGTACGCCAAAGCATCTATGGTGTGCCTGATTATTTCGCGGGTGTTCAATCCATATTACTGGGGGAAGCGGCCACGCTGTTTCGCCGTCGCTATTACCAAAACGGAGCGCACGCAGGGTATATATTTGTCACGTTTGATTTAGACGATGATATGGCCGACGACATTGAAGACGCGATTGCTAACACTAAGGGACCTGGCAACTATCGCAGTATGTATTTGAATATGTCCTCCACGGTTGGCGGTAAGACAGGCATTACGAAAGACCGCGTGCAATTGATTCCCGTCGGAGACTATGGCAACAACGACGAATACGACAAGATCAAAGAAGTCACACAGCAAGACATTCTCAATTTGCACCGAGTACCGGCGGCACTGGCCTCGATCATGCCGATGAATGTTGCAGGGCATGGCGATTTAAAAAATATTCGTGAAGTGTATTACGACTCAGAGATTTTACCGATGCAGGCGATATGGGAAGAGTTAAACGATGTGCTACCACAACGTGGGCGGATTGAGTTTAAAGAGCCTCGTTGGTTGGTGGATGGCAAGCAGTCGTGACATGTCACGTTTTTATTTTTAATTATTAGCGCGTATAGTCCTCCTAAACATTAAGGAGGATGTATGCAAAACAGCACCACTACCAATTTCAATTTAGCCAGTAACAAACGCAAAGCCGTTTACTCTCTAGCTGGTATTCTTCAAGGCTTAGTTTCTGATCAGCAGCTTAACGAAGCCGAATTCCTTTTCCTAGATACATGGTTACGATCGCAAAAGCATTTGCGTGATGATCCTGACTGTATCGACCTGCTCGACCTGGTCACCGACATACTCAAAGACGGCAAGATCGATGCCGACGAGATGGAGGATTTGACCACTTTAATCACTGACATTATTGAACACAAAGTCGTCACCAACGAAAAAGACTCTGATCTAGTCAACGAATGCCTAGGCATTGTTAGCGGTATTGCTGCTGACGATATCCTAAAGGAAGAGGAAGTAAATTACTTAATCAACTGGTTAAGTGATAACGAGCACCTATTTGATACCTACCCAATCAGCGCAATCGTTGAAGCATTGCAGCCCTACACAGAGCGCGAAATAACGACTAAAGAAGCCGCTGAATTACTGGCTTTGTTCAAGCAGATCACTGGCACTCAGTTTATGGAAACAGGAAGCACCGACGTGCATCCGCTTCACTTTGTGGCTGTTGAACCTGAAGACTTTAACCACGATGGCCTACGCATTTGCTTTACGGGCACCTTTGATAAAGGCACCCGTAAGGAAGTGGAAGCCATTGCCCAAGCGTTGGGCGCAACGACCAAAAAAGATGTATCCAAATCAATAGATTGTGTGATTATCGGTACACAGGTGTCACCTGACTGGATTTCGACCAGCTATGGCCGCAAGATTCAAAAGGCCATAGAGCTAAGGGATAGCGGTCACCCGCTAGTGATTATGACTGAGAAGTATTGGACGGGGCTACTATGAGTGATTTGATTGTTGGTTTAATTGGTATTGCTGCTGGTTGGGGACTCTCACAGGGAACGGAAGTTGTAAAATCGTGCTTGCACGATAAAAAGTTAAAGAGGCTCTTAACTCAAGAATTAAAAGATATAGACGTACCTCTTGACGAGAGAGTTCTAACATTCGAAAAAAATGTAGCTGAGTATCGGAAGTCTTTTCTTGTCGTTTATTGTGTACCTTTAAACACTCCTTTTTTAGATACCCACTATATTGAAATCGCCGACCAATTGACTGACGCCCAACGCTATAACATCCGTAACATTCAAGACCAGCTTACCGCGTTAAACAATGGATTATTATGGCTGGAGCAGAATATTTTCAGCTCACCAGAAAAGCACGGCCTATCAACGACCCAAATATTTACCAGAATTGTTAACGTATACAAAGCAGCGCTATATGCACAGGCCATCCTAAAAGAGTGCAATAAAAGTGGTGGTCAGGAAGCTATCACCGATAACCACCCATCGATGATAAAGGTAAAGGAAATAATATCCAAAATTGAAATTTAAAGGAGTAACTTAATCATGGAACGATTAGAACTTTTGTACAAAGTACTTACCAGCCTAGGCTTTGACGACTTAGCCAGTTTACCCAAAGACAAGGCTGGCGAGGTTATACTTCAGGTAGAAGACCTGCAAAATCAGCTTAAAGACCTACTGAAACAAAAAGCGCCCGACTAGGGCGTTTCTTTTTTGGTTTCTAGTTCCATACCAGATATTTTCTGCATTCCTTCTAGCAACACATCTTTTTTCGTTTGCTCCTGTACTACAAAAAACATTACTACATAAAAAATTGCAGTCACGATTAACGCCGCTAATGCAGACGGAACGCCAGATAGCAACCAAAAGCCAAACTTACTCAGTGTAGTTCGTTTGTCTTCCCTAAACCTAATGACATTTTTCAAAAGATCCCTTTCTGCTTTTTCTAACCCTTTTTTATGTTGACTTTTTAGTGTTTGAATTTCAGTAGCATGCTGCTTTTTCAATACCTGTATCTCAGCAGCATAGTGTTTCGCACTATCCGCTTCTACTTGTTTTATCATTGCATCCAAGTAAACATCTGCTCGATCTTTATATGTGCTCAGCTGATAACTTGCTATCTGATCATCGTGAAAGTTTTTAACTCGTTTATCTATTTCAGGTTCACTGACCCCTTCACTTCTCAGGCTCAATGCCAAACTATGCTTACTATATTTATACAGCGCATACGCCAACAAGCCTTGAGCATCTTGGTCATTTTTCACAAGACGTTCAAAAACCCACACTTTTTCCTTCACACTTAGTCCCTACGTCAAACAAAAACGCCCCAATGAAGGGGCGCTTTTCAAATTAACTTTTATACTTAGCTGGAAAGAGCAGCTTCTAGCGCCTTTGACGATACATTTCTAATGTACTCTTTGCGCTTTTTGGATAGCTTCTTTCCACTACTTAGACTATTACTATTAAAACTCACAGAACTGGCGATTTTTATCAATCGAGCCTTTTCTGATCTTTTTAATTCAGCCATTTTCACCCCCCTCTCTGACATGAACTAAAGCCAATTCCCTTCGCAAATCGTTCGTTGCCGTTCGTTGCCGTTCATATCGACCCACTGATATTAATACTATTCGCTTTTTACAGAAAGTGAATATTGCAATTTTTCACAAAAATACCTTTAAAGCGCTAATTCGCGCTTTTTGTGTGTGAGAAAGCATTCCCCACGGCCTTTGAATTTTTTGTCGCAGGTGTTGGGCCATGTCTGGCCGCATAATTCGCACGGCTCGATGTTAGCTTTGGTTTCCTGCATGGTTTGGTATGCGCGTCTGATCAGTGTGGCGATACATTCGTTTACGTCGTAGCCGCCGTGGTACTGGCGGACTTCGTCCAGTTGCTTGCGTTCGTTGCTGGACAGCTGCACCGATACCGTTTTGATATCCATGGCGGCGTATTTCTCGGCTTCGCGCTGGCGTTGTGCTTTTTTGCGTCGGGCGGCGGATGTGGTTTTTGGTTCTTGCATACTTCACCTACGCTGCTATTTCTATGCTTAATGGCTTATAGTTTGATGCCGCCAATGCTTGTGCCAGTGGCGGACAAACAGCATTACCACAGCGTGCTACTTGGTTGGCTTTCGTTAATTTTTTGCCTTGGCTGTCGTGACTTATTTTGTAATCGTCAGGAAAGCCCATCCCCTTAAAAAGCTCGTATGGCTCTAACATGCGCAAGCCAATATCAATAACTTGGTAAGCTGTACCCTTTACCATGACCAGCCCGAAACGATCCCGCGTGGTAATGGTATGCAAGGGTTTATCAATTTCTTGAGCGCTTCCCGTTCCGTAATATTCGATAAGAAATGCACGCACTTCGCCAAGATGAAAACCACCGGCGGAAATGGTGTGCAAAGGCTCGTTAGTGCTGTGACCAACATTGTCTCCGCGAAATTTCACTATGTGGCTAGTCACCAAGGCAAAATGACCGCCTTTGACTTGCGCGCAAATCGTGCGTAATGGCTCGTCTATCGCCATGTTTCTTTGGTGGCTTGCATTGGCGTACTCGGTAATAAAACTAATTTTGGTAGGGTCCGGCGCAAGAAATGGCGTATCAGTGAAGGCGAATTTTTCCAAGCCTTTGGCGATCCGTTTCAATGAGTTTTCAGCTAGCGGCTTTTTTCTTCCAAAGATCGACCTTACGGGCAATGTCCAGTCGATGATATCTGCCGCCGTTTTATATGGCTGCAACCCTTCGCCGTGCGTTGGTTCTGGCCATACGATTGGCTCACCATCTTTACGGGCAATCAAAAACAAACGACTTCGCGTTGTTGGTACGCCATAATCACATGCTTTCATTACTCGCCACTCCACCTGGTAACCCAAGCCATCTGCAATTTTAGATAAATCAAACTTGTCACCTAGCGCGTGCTTTACGTCTTCAATGCTTGGATGATCCAAAGCAAGCCCCGTTGTCAGTGCGGATATGAACGCTTTAAAGGTTTCGCCTTTTCGCTTTTTGCATGGTTTCCCATCCACAACAGGCCCCCATGTTAGAAACTCTTCTACGTTTTCAAGTATGAACATACGAACAGGCACCGACGCAGCCCACCGAACAGCGACCCACGCCAACCCGCGAATATTATTGTTTACTGGCGTTGCACCTTTTGCTTTTGAAAAGTGTTTGCAGTCTGGTGAAAACCACGCCAACCCAACCGGGTGACCATCACATGCCTCTACAGGGTCAACATCCCATACAGATTCGCAGTAATGGCGTGTTTCTGGGTGATTCATCTTGTGCATATCAATGGCCGCTTGGTCGTGGTTTATTGCAATATCAACATGGCAATTTAAACCAACCTCTAGCCCCGTACTTGCACCACCACCGCCCGCGAAGTTGTCGACTATGATTTCTCGTTTCATTAGTGTTTTACCTCTTCAAACAAGTCTTGCTGCACTTCTTTTTTCTGTGGTGTTGGCATGTACTTCACGCCGATAAAGTCTAAGGCTTCATCCATGCCCAGTTTGTTTATGCAGTAGTTCCACAGCTTCGGGTGGGTGATGGCCATACGCTGAAATCTGTTTTCGCCTTTTTCTAGGTGGGCACCGTAAGCACAGAACATGCAGCCGGCGCGCTTTTCACCTTCAACAAAAATGCCGTTCACGTAGCGGTCGTTGTAGACCTCGCAGTACTCAACATTGAACTTGCGGATATAGGACCATACATCGTCTTCAGTCCAAGGCAGCATCGGACGTGATTGCGGATCTTTACCATCAAAAGAGTTGCAGGTTTTCATCATTCCACGACGCCCCCCCTCAGATGACATAACGCCACTGTAAGGCATACGCCCCGTTTCGCGACGGTAACGGCGGAATGGCTCTTTCTTCAATGAGTCGCAGCAACTGGCCGTAACTTTAAACGGCGCATCAATCAGCTTTTTCCAGCGCTCTGGCAATTTACTACCTTTAACAAACACACCATCACGCCTAAAACCCGTAAGATACAAATGACGTGTAGCCGCGTTACTTGGCTTTGGATCATAAAAACGGCTTACCATTTCAGATACTTTCTTACTGATCAGCGGGAAACCATCTTCTAGCACCACTTCACGAAACGTCTTTTTAGGCCGCATAATGACGACAGGATAACCCTGCTTTTTCTTGCGCTTAACAAACTGCACAATTTCGGGGTACTCAAGCCCCGTGTTTGAAAATACGGCTGGCACCTCTGGGTAAATTGACCAGACCAATTCGGCCAACACGGTTGAATCCTTACCGCCAGAAAACGATATATAAACCTGCCCCTCCCAGTGCTCGTACCATTCAATGATCCGCTGCTGGGCTAGGAAAATTTTCACCTCTAAATCTGTAACGTCTTTATCTGTTGCTATTAAATTTTCCACCTACACCCCCAACTTCATTTGTTCTTGTTCCACCAATGCTTTGGCCATTTCCATGACGGTGGGCTGTGGTGGGTTTACGTAGTGTTTGAAATAGGCGCCGATCACCGAGCGAGCACCACAGCGGCCAAGGCATTGCACGTATAGGTCTTTTACGAATACGTCTTTCAGCCCATCAGACAAATCATTGCTGTTGGTTATCACCGCTTTGCCTTTGCAATGCGGGCATTCAATGCGAAATGCCATGTACCACCTCCGGTAAAACATCTGGGTTTAGGGCGTGGGCGGCAAACGCCCTAACTCTGTCCTCGGGCAACCGGTAAACATCGGGTTTATCCGGTTTTGATACGGGCGGTTTCTTACTCCCCCGACGGGGCTTTAAGACCTCCGTACAGTTATTGACACGAGTCCAAGAAGAGCCGGCTTCGCCGCTCTGTAAAAGATCAGACCCTTTGCGCTGCACGGTCCATTCATACAGTCGGGTTTCCACCACATCGATCAGCGTTTCAACACCTTTTATTGATTTGGTGATCTCGCCATACTGGTTTTCTTCGTTTTCAACGTAGTGCGTTTTTAAGGTTTGATTGCGGCCAGCGAATGGACCGCCCATCAGGTTCATGAATTGTTTCCAGTCGGCGCGGTTGGCCGCGTGGTAAATGTCGATACAGGATGTCGGTGCGTTGTCGATTTTCAGGCGGCGCAGTTCACGCCAAACGGTAACAGAGACACCACCTAGAAACTGAAACTGTCGGATACGGTGACGACGCGCCCAAGCGGTGATGCGCTCGGCGGCTTCTTTACCGCTTTTGTTGGTTTCGATATCGCCGTCGATGTACTCACCATCGATATTTTTGGCAATGTATTTGGCGATGTATCCCACCGCAGAGCCTTTGCTTTTGTCGATGTCTTCGATGGTGACGCGGTGTTCTTCCGCGCCTTTTTCGTCACGGTCTTCACGCATAAAGTATTCAGTAAAGGCCGCGACCATGTCGTCGCGCTGCTCTTTATTGATAAACAGTAACAAGTGCCAGTGTGGTGTACCGGCGTGATGTGGCTCTACTGCCCTCATGCCATAAAATAGGATGCCGTGGCGTTTGCAGTAGGAACGAAACTGGGCAAAGGTTTTGACCATGTATTTGTTGGCGTCGCGGGCAGTTGGGCAATCCGCATTAAAAAACTTGCTGTTGAATTGGCCAGACGTGTGCACGGGGTGAAATTTAGATGGGCACGTTGCTGTTAGAAATACTGCGACATGCTCCATTTCATCGGCCAATTCCTCACAACCACGCAAGCGCACCATCAATTCATTGCGGCGGTTAACCGGATTTGAGACGCCCTTGTCTGATAATTCAGCCAACGTAAACGCTTGATCGAAGTCGTTAACGGCTTCCATGCTCTCAAGAAACGCGCGGTTGTCTTCTTTCTGTTTGCGAAATTTGTTTAGCGTCCAGCTGGATACATACGGCGATGCCTTGCGGTGTACTTCACCGCATTCGCGTAGGATGTTTTCAACTGTCGTCCATTGCTTCTTTGCAAGACGCACCCACCATGCTGGCGTGATCATGCGTGCCGCCATTCCGACGATGCGCTCTTGGTCGTCTTGGCCGTCAAATTCATGACCCGCTTCACGCAGTTCAAGGCATACGAATTCACGTGCTTTTTCTTCGCCAAGCTCCAACGACACACGCATCAAATCCACTTCGAAACGCGTGCTTTTTTGCTCAGCCCAGCTCGACAGCTCTTCACCGTCTAAACTGGTGATTATTTTGTCACACCAGCGCATACGCTTAACGACTGTGCGCAGCCATTCCATTGCAGCCGCTTCATTTACCCGTTTAGCAATTCGCGCCGCGTTGCGCGCTACCGTTGGGCGTAGAAATGAGATTTTATTCAATAGCTGGTAACGCTCAATACGATTCTTAAGCCATTCATTCGCCTTGATGTAACCGATGGATTCATCCAGTTCAACCAGCTTTTCACGCAAGACCTTCGCGTCATCTGGATAAACATCTTTCAGCAAATTGTTACGCCAACCCTCACACTGGTACGGCATCATCACATAAGAAGGCGCTGGCGCATTAAGTAAATCAAGCTGCATATTCAACGCCCCCTAGTTGGGCAATTTGAAGACACGTCGATTGATAGGCCGAATGCCCAGCGAACAACCCCGCTAGGTTTTTGAGCACATCGAGCTTTTCTTTTAATCGCTTCGCCGCGACACTGCTGGCCCACGACTGGGTAAGGTAAGGACCGATCACATCAGCCATCGTGCCTTTATCGATCAATAAGAATTGATTAAGACGAACGTCCACTGCAGCGCTGACCATGTCTGACAGCATATTGAGTTCGTAGACACACAACTCTATTTTTGCTTGCGCGCCGATGTCGAATGGGTAACCGCCTTTTTGAATGCGGTCAGTACGAAACGAGCGCTTTTGGTCGATCTTGTCCAGCGTTGTCATAGGGCTCCAAATACACACGAAATCCATACCGGGGTGCATGCCACGATCAATCTCATGGCAGGTGTACATTTTCATCCAGTGTCGTGCGACCTGACGGCAAATGTTTAATTCGGCCGTTTCAAACGTGAATAAAATGGCCTGTGGCTGCTTTAATTGAGTTGCTGGATTGCTGGACATGACGCGCTCCGTGTGTGGCTTGGTGTTCTGCGATGTAATGTGCGGCGAGGTGTTTGGCGATGGCTCGCGGCGGTTGGTGCAAGATGAAGGCTGCTAGTTGTAAGCGGCTTTCATCTAGCGGCGTATGGTTAGAATGGGATCTGCACATCGTCATCAATCTCCAACGAATCGCCATCCGAAAAGCTTTCTATCTCCGCTATCCACTCTCGATAGCTCGCGTTGATCTCTTGCCCTTCACTCTCTAGAAGGACAAAGGCAGACTGGCAATCTGGGCAACGCTGCATATCGTCTTTCACGTCAGTGCATACGATCAGATCAAGGCGTTTACCCACCCAATCGCAACTCATACATTGCATGGACTGATCCAATTCAGCTTGCACGGCTTCAAACGACATAATTTCTTGATCACGGTTTGGGCTTATAGGCATAAAACACCCCGCTCGGCTTCTAGCTCGCGTACACGAAGTTTGGTATTAGCCAGCTCACGTTCTAAGCGACTTAGGCGCTTGCCGTGCTTTTCTAACGTTTGCTGGTTTTCTTGAATGTCACTTTCGTGTTTTTTTATCTCGTTAGAAAACGCACTGTTTATGATTTCAACAGCCGTCAATGCAACACCGCGCAAATCAGAATCAAGGCCATTTAAGTAAGCTTGCAACTGTGGGATTTGATCTTTCATCGACTAGCCCTTATTACTCGTTATGTAAAGAACCGGCGCGGCGGCTAATACCGACCCGCGCAGCGTTTCTAATGAGGCAATCGCTTCACTGATTTCACGCAACAGCTCTGACTTTTCGCGCTCTGTTAAATGCCCATCGGCCAAGGCCACTTGAACAGCAGCAACCACATCACCGTTTTCTTTCGTGGCATTTAGGGCACATTCAATAATGCTGGCCGGCTTGTCTTCGCAGACGTACACGTCAAGCATCGTTTTCATCGCCACAGCCAATGAATGGTTGCCAGTAAGCAGTTGAATTGAATACGCCTCGCGTACCGTCAGTTTGTGAAACTCTGAATTTGGGTTGGCTTTGTTGATCAGCGTTTGGTGAGACATGCCCAGTCGGTCGGCAATCTGCTTGGCTGTCAGCTCGGATTTATGCACGATGTCGTGCGTTGCTTGGTCTAGTTGATCCATGGTTTTTGCTCCCCAGCTAAAACGTGGCTACGCCGCCGCGATGGCGGTATCTTTTTGGTATAGCGATTCGTCGTACGTAAGTTGGCCTTTTGTAAGACGCTCCAACTTGAGCGCTTGCTTTTCTGGAACACGCTCAGGCCATGCCGACACGTAAGCGCGAGTAACCCCCAAAGCGCGCGCAACCGCTGACTGACTTCCGAAGTGCTCAACAACAATTTTCTTAAACATTTACACCCCCTGATAAAACACAACTAATGCTTTCAAAAGTGGACACTAAACGTTATCAAATGAACTGTCAACAAATGCTAGCATTGAGTTTTCATTTATTGACGGAGACTGACATGACTCCAGGCGAACGAATTGCTCTAAAAAGACGAGAAAATAATTTTTCACTAAGAGAGCTAGCTAGAAAACTTGGTGTTTCTCCTACTACCGTCACTCAGTGGGAGCGAGATAGAAACGCTCCAAACGGAAGAAACATCAACGATCTGGCAAAGCTATTTAACACAACACCAACATGGATACTTACAGGGAAAGATTACGCCTCAACGGTGCTAAATGTCGCCGAGGCACCCGCCCAGTACAACACAAAATCTCTTCCGGTATTAAGCCATGTACAAGCAGGCGCATGGACTGAGGCCATTGATTTCAATACATTAGGCGGTGATATTGAATGGGAAGATGCACCAAGAAGCGCTAGCGATAATGCATTTTGGTTACGCGTTGTCGGTGACAGCATGACAAGTGCTAGCGGCCTCAGTATCAACGAAGGCATGTTAATTTTAGTTGATCCAGAGCTACCACCCGAAAACGGCAAACTGGTAGTGGCAAAGCTAGAAGGCACAGATGAGGCCACTTTTAAAAAGCTCGTCATTGACGCAGGCATGAAATTTCTAAAGCCTTTAAATCCTACCTACCCAACCATTCCAATCAACGGCAACTGCCAAATCGTTGGCGTCGTTAAAGAAGCAAAAGTTAAGTTATAAGACTATTTGCTAACAAAAGAATGTATTCAAAAGTTGACATTCTTTTTTTTCGCCTATACTGTGCTCATAAGTTGACACTTCAGGACAACCCCGAACACTAACGGACAGATAGGGACGAACCATGATACAGACTCTTAAACCCGAAAACCTTTCTCTACTCAAAGCCGCTCGAAATAACGAGTGCTTTCAGGAATACGCAACCAGCCTCATCGACCCAAGCTTTGCTGGCCATGTAGCAGAATTCTTTGCCACTGACCGCAACGCAGATACCCAAGCCTTTCAGGATTTATCCGCCGATGCGATCTACTGCACCTGGTGGCTATTCGTTGCTTACACACTAGAAACCAACCCAATGTCGATTTACTGCGCTTTGCTTCTGAGCGGAGAATGCCGCATCGCTTGGAACCGCTTAGCCCTGATCGCTTTGATCGAAAAGAAAAACCAATTCGCAGAACGTCAATGCGCGTAAGCGTGACATGTCACATTTTTTATTTTTGGAGGAATTAACCATGCAAGCACAAACACAAGCACCTGAACTTTTGAAGATGCCTGACGTGATTCACATGACCAGCCATAGCAAAACCACAATCTATGACTTGATTAGAAAAGGGGAATTTCCTGCTCCGGTAAAGCGTGGGCGCGCATCGTTTTGGCGACGCACCGAAGTGCAAGAGTGGGTAAACAGCCTAGCGCCTGCAATGCACTAGGCATAAAAAAGGCCGGCTGGGTATCTGACCTCCCAACCGACCATGACATCAACTAAACCAAGCAAGGTAAGCATTATGTCTGAATTCGATTATAGCGTTATCCGTTCCACAAAGTTAAGTGCCTTCGGAAAATTACCCGCCGACCTACGCGCCCGATACCTAAACACCTGCCCACGCAGCGTGCGTGTGGCATTAAGCAAACTGACTTACTAACACTGTTTATTCCCCAAGCGCCTACGGGCGCTTTTTTTGAACCAGTCTATACAACCACTAAGTAAAACCCTTTCTTTAGAAGAGGCAATCCATGATTTGACTATTTTTTGGAGGAATTAATAACATTAGCAATCCCCTCTAGTCCTTCGAAAAATGCAGGTGCTGGATTTCTAGCATCATTAATTTCTGAAAATACAACTTTCTCAAACATTGCCAAAGCCTCTTTATCTTCCTTTTTAATATCTTTTGAGTATTTAATGTAGTCCTCTATAAAACTACACAACGTAACTCTCAGTTCCATCTGCAAAATCTCTGGTTTTAGCTCATTATAATTAGAAAGAATAATTCTAAAAAAGTAGATCATTGTAAAGGACAGTGTCAGCATCGGTGCTGTGACGTATAGAACTTTAACCCCTAGATCATCCAATGAATTCCAGAGAAACATTAATACAATCATCACAGGAACCATTATAAGAATCCCCATCACAAATAAGTAATTGCTCATATCATTTGACTTCTTTTTTTTCTCAGAGAGAATCCTTTCGAAGCCATGACTCAGAGCCATAAAATTGTATTCTGATTTAAGATTATCTATACGCGATTCAAGGCCCTTAATCTGCTCTATATTGTTACTCAAGGAAGAATTATAACCATCTACCTTACTTTCAATCTCCAAAACATCTTTAACATTTGAAGATTTAGTCAATTTCAATAGATAGCTCATCACAGTAGAAGGAACTGTCAATGAATACCTATCAATAATGCGTTTAGTAGGTTCAGAAAAGCTAAAAGATACAACCTCTACACTACTTATAAAGCTATCTAATTCATAAGGTCCCTTTTGGACTATTAAAAACTCTAAATAAACTGGAAATAAATCTTTAAAAAAGTACTCAGGGTTATAACTATCATCATGGTAACTAATACTTTTAAGGTGCTCTATTATCTTAACATTCCCTTTTCTTTCAAATCCTAAATACGATTTATCAAAGTAATCATAATTAGACTGAATATCTCTAAGGATATTCAATATTATCTCATTAAACTTTTTTTTATGTTCCTTTTTTTCAGGTTCATTTTCTTTTGAAATGTTCTTTCTTCGATTCAGCTCTAATGCGCCGATATAATTAGAAATTTGAACATCATGTTCAGCTAAAGTTATTTCCTGCCCCATTCTTCATCCTATAAATTTCATATAATACATACTAAATATTAAAAACTTTATATCATTCTAGTAGAAACAAAAAACCGCTACGAGAGCGGTTTCCCTACTACGACAGCAAGTTGATGACCTGACTGCAACACAACTTTATGTTAACGCGATGGGTACGGGTCATAACACTCAATTATGAATACAGGTACATCTTCGTACACTTTCGTTATCGGGACATATACCCCTTTGTACATCCTGACCACCATGGCCGTTGGGATGGTTTCTAGAAGCGGCTCCAGTATTTCAAGCGCTCCCTGAATCCTCATGTCTGTCTTGCCATTCTTGAACACCAACTCCACACCATCATCTGACGCTTTAATCTGGGATAAGTTAGTACAAGATGGCCCAAACTCGAAGTCTGTTAGCATCATATCGTCCATACCGAGTGTTGCATGATCTGCTAACCAGACCAAACGGTTATAGAATGCTTGGAGTCTCATAAAATATAATCCTTTAGAAGAGGCATTAACTTATTCGTAAGGCAATTCGCCAAACAAACCTATCATTAGATCACTCTCTAGTATCTCGAATGGCAATTCTACGTATTCACTAGGATGTCTCGGCTTAGCAGGATCATCATTAGGGGCATTCTTAGTATGCCCAGTTACTTTCTGGCCGTTTTCCTTTATGTAGGGAAGTACAACTATCCTTGCATGATTCTTAGAGACTATTGTCCCTTCTTTCCATAAAGTCTTTTTGCTGGATTCACTAGGAACACCATTAGACTCTTTAATAACCCAGCCGACACCGTTACCTTCCTCAAACCAGAAAACGTAGTCTCCGACTAAAAGTATCTTTTTGCCCTCTCTTTCTGCGTCCACCAACATTCGCTTAACGCTTGCAAGCTGAAGCAACTCATTTGCACGAGGAAGCAAATCTTTTCTTATCGCTGCTTTCGTTTTTCCCCAGTGATCCGTTCCTGAATATCCAAAGCCTCTTGCAATTTTTTCCTGATAAGCATATTTAGCTGTTTTCTTATCCGTCTTACAACAATACCAAATCCCATTTGGTTCTTCTTGGCACAGTGTCATTCCGTACTTAGCAAGTCGAACAATGGATACATACGGAAACTCTAGTAGTTTTTCATATAGGGCATCTGAAATCACCTGACTAGGCTCATGCAAAGCGATATTAACCTTTGCTATTTCTGTATTACCGCGCCTTTTTTTCGCCTCTTGAAGCATTAAGTACTCTTCATCCATCAGCCTTTGCTTAGCCATTAATGCTTTTTCAGCTTTCAAAATTAGAGACTGTTTTTCAGAATCAGGAAGATCTAGACCATTGGCTACTGAATCGATACAAATATTCTGGGACTTGGCTACCTTGACCGCTTCTAAGTAGTCTTCATAAGAATCACCACAAGCATGTCCTGGACTGTGTGAGCACTCAACAGTTCTGCTTATCCAGAGTAATTTCTCTCCATTCCATTTAAGTTCATACATAAGAAAATGCCCTGGCTTTTCTAGCCATGGCACTGGCCACATTCCAAAACAAGGATATGTATAACTGGGTATCTGACTTAAAAGCACAGTTAATCCCTCAACATTTAATGATAAGTGCTAGAGCAAAAAGGTTAGCACATTTGCAATGCGCCAATTCCTTTTTAGCAGAATACAGGCACAAAAAAACCGCCAAATAGGCGGTTTCATGTGATGCAAGATTGACGGTCTTACATCATGTGCGCAATGCACCATACGTAGACAATGGTGATTTTACGCTCATTTTTCAAACATATCCAATCAACAATTGATCATAACTTTGCCGATAACATAGAATAGCAGCGTTTACGTTTGAATGGCTCAGCCGACAGTTAAATAGATTACTACCGTGTAGACGGTAAACAATCTCAAACCAACGATTTTTCGCTTGGGGAGACACCCCTAACCTAGTCTGACAGCTAGCTGGCAAAAAGGGATTTTTAACTGTCGTGTGCTTTGCACCATATGTAGATGCTGGAGTTTGGAAGGCCAGATAAACATTCCCCAGACGGCACCTAGGATAATGAGGTGCTTATGCGAGATATCGCTGTCCTTGTTCTGGAATTGTCGATTGAAGTTGTAAAGCTTCTTAACACTATCTTTAGCAAGTAAAAGAACAGGCCACCCCTAAGGGGTGGCCTTTTTATTGGACATTAAGAATGTCAGCATGTTTGAACTGCAAAAGAAACTTAGACCATTCTTTCATCATAGCCTTTCTCTCTTCCAAGTATTCCGCATGATTGTATGCGCGGCGCTCGCCTTTTCGCTCTTGGTGTGAAAGCTGTTTCTCTATCAGGTCTTCACGATACCCCATTTCATTTAGAAGTGTCGATGCTGTTGACCTGAAACCGTGACCACTGAACAAGCCACCAAATCCCAGCCGCTCTATCACGGCATTGATGGTGGTTTTGCTCATTGATCGCTTTGAATCACGTACGTTTGGAAACATTAATTCGCGGCGCCCTGTGTATTCGTTTAATACATCTAACATTTGTTGAACCTGGGGCGTGATTGGCACAATATGCTTTGCTCCCTTCTTCATCACATCTTCCGGAAAGATGATCAGGTCGTCTTTGATCCAATCCCAACGCATCAACACTAGCTCTTTTGTTCTGACGAATATATGGGCCATGATGTAGACAGCAATAATGGTGACAGGAAAGCCGTTGTAGTCGGCCATTTTTTCAAAGAAAACAGGCATGTCTTCACGCTCTATCGGCGGGTTGTGTCGGACTTTTCCACGCTTGAGCGCACCGTATAAAAATACGGTTGGGTCAGATTCGATCATCAAACGAGAACCCGCATACTTGAACACTTGCCCCATAAACTGTCTGGCCAGTATCGCAACAGTTGGAGCATTGCGCCCCTCGATGCGGTCTATGATTTCAAGTAAATACGGCGCCTTGATTGTAGCAATCGGCATATCACCAATGACCGGAAAAACATCATCACGCATGACGGTTTGCCATTGATTCGCGTAATGCGCGCTTTTCGCTTTGAAGTTTCTATCGAAGTAGGTTTGTGCAACGGCTTTGAAGGTGTTGTCGTACTGGGATTGCGCTTTGATAGCGTCAGCACGTTTTTCAATATTGGGACTTAGACCTTTAGCTAACTGCTCCGCTATTCTGTTGCGCTCGTTGCGAGCCTCGTATAGTGAAACAGTCGGGTATTCTCCGATGGTGTAGACGTTTTCCTTGCCACGCAGCTTGTAGCGCACCCGCCAGAATTTACGCCCCGTTGGCTTAATTTCTATGTACAGTTTGTCGCCATCACGAACACGGTACATCTTTTCTTTAGGCTTCAGAGACTTAACTTTAAGGTCGGTGAGCAT